GTCTGACTTGTTGAGCGTACTCATGTTTCTTCATTAATATCTCCATAATTGACATTTTTAGATTTTCAATTAGGTACATTACAGCATTAATAATCCTTGTTCACGTTCACCAGATGTGTAGATGGTTGGTCTATCTTCTACCATGATTTGAGCGTATGCCATAACCATTGCCACCGGCCCATCTACTTTCTCTGTTGACTTCGCTTTATCTATCTTTATGTTTCCTGCAGGATCAAATCTAAGCATTACATTAGTCATCATCCACTCCATGACTGGATTGCCATCATGTGTTATCTCTGATGATAAAAACATCTTTTCTATTTCTTTTGTTGGTGCAGACATCGAAATAAAGCCTTGTCCAAATGGTTTCATGTTTGCACCATCATTTGTCAGCTGTATAACAAGTTGACTTGCGTTCCACCTATCAAACGCTATACACTCTACTTTATATTTTGTTGTTAGGTCAATTACTTTAGCTTTTATAAAATCATAGTCAGTAACATTACCATCTGTCATAATAATATTACCATCCTGTGCCCATTGCACATAAGGCACTCCATCTGATAAAGACCTTTCCCTTACATTATCCTCTGGGCAAAAAAAATAGGATTTGATATGTGGTTTATCAAGTCCTTGCTGCACAGGGAAACAAAGCACTAAAGCCGCAATGTCACGAGTGGAGGCAAGGTCAAGGCCTGCAAAACATTTTTTGTTATAAAGAATATCATCATCTACTTTTAGCCTTGTTTGTTCAATGTAAGTGTTGGAAATCCAAACACTGGAGGTAGTTGTCCATACATTTAGATTCTTTGTCATGAATTGTATTTGCTTTGCGGCCCCTTCGTTTAATGCCTTTTGATACTGATCATCCATGTAACTAATGTACGGAGTAACTCCAAGGTTAGGATTGGATTTTGTCCAAATTTTTTTATCCTGCCAATCGTCACCTTCATCCAAGCAAAAAAGCAAAGGGAAAACGCTATTATCTACTTTTCTATTTTCTAATATGTCAACCATTACCTTCCGGAACATATAGCAAGGTGATTCACGGTTAAAGCCAGCAGTAGTAGTAATAAGAAGTAAAGGCTGTGAACGTGATCCCATGCCAGTCTCCATTACCTCTAAAACATCACTTGTTTTATGTGAGTGATATTCATCTATTCCTGCATAATGCGGATTAAGTCCATCCAATGTATCTGCCTCCGATGCTACTGCCTCAAATTTAGAATTTGTAGATGGTACGTTGCAATTATACTTTAACACATTGACTAACTTGTTAAAAGTACGTGAATCTGCCTTTAGTGATTTAAGCATCACCTTTGCCGTATCAAATGCTATCCTTGCCTGATCTCTCGTAGTTGCAGCTGTGTAAACTTCCGCTCCCGTTTCATTGTCACATAGGAAACAATACACCGCAATAGCAGCGGCTAACTCTGTTTTACCGTTTTTCCTTGCTATTTCAAGGTAGGCCTTGCGGAAGCGTCTGCCTCCATCTTTTCTCTGCCACCCAAACAGTACCTTTATGAAAAACTCCTGGAAAGGTTGGATGTTAAACCTTTGACCAGCAAATTCTCCTTTGGTATGCCGGAGGGCAGAGATAAAGTTAAAAGCCCGCTTAGCGTGAGCTTCGGAGTAAGTATATTCCCAATCTTTGTTTTTTAAATCATTCAGATGTCGTTCAACTGCCAACCTTGCGTAATTGCCTAACAATAACTTCCCCGAAACAACATCCTCAATAAATTTCATTATATAAGTTCTAATTTAAGTTGTGCAATGTGCGCATTGTATCGTTTTTCCTGTGCCTCATAATATTCAGTATCTAATTCAAAAGCCGTAAAATAAAATCCCATTTCATAGGCTGCAATGCGACTGCTTCCACTTCCCAAATGTGTATCAAGTATTTTATCGCCTTTCTTTGCATAGTTGCTTAAAAGCCATTTGTAGAGTGCAACTGGCTTTTGAGTTGGATGAATAGTTTTTTCTGTTTTATTTCTACCTCTTACACCATCAGCTAAACCATTCCAAGCCCAATAAAATCTTTTAGCTGGTATATCAAAACTACTCCAAGCAAGCTCACCATCTGAATAAGTTTTAACACTTGGGTCTTTATCCCAAAAAATAAAAGACTTACATCCATTTTGCCATAAATACGGAAAATAATTACCACCCCAAATTATTTGATTTTTACTTACTCTTTGTAACTCAATAAAATAATTATGATTTGGTATTTCATTATCCCAACTTTTACTTTTTTTATCTCTTATCTTATTATCAAAACCAATCCCATAAGGAGGGTCAACAATCGCCA